CCATTATAATTTAACTCAGTTGTAATTCCCGAACTATTGGTGTACATTATAGTATTTGCTGCCCCAATTACAAAATCACCTTGAACATTATCAACAATCAATTGATTTGTGTTTCCTATCGAAACAACCGATAATCTCATGTCTCTTCCTACAGTTGCACCTCCAATTGTAGTAATTCCCAATACATCTCCAATTTGATATCCAGAACCACCATTAGTAATAGTTGCAGCGACTGCAACTCCATTACTAATTGAAACTTGTGCTGTTGCTCCCTTACCGCTACCAGTAAGAGTTACTAAGTTAACTCCACTAAAAGTATATCCACCAGTACTTGGAGTATATCCAATACCAGCATTTGAAATACTTAGAGGGCCTGTTACGGACCCAGCAGTTCCGACAAGATTGCCGGTAGCATTAGATCCTTGTTGGGAAAAAGTATTTCCAAATACATATCCAGAATCTGTTATTTCAGTGGATAGACCTATTCTTATCTTTCTGGAGTTTAAAATTAAAGAATCCGGGGTAAGTGCTGGAATTTGTCCATTACCGAGACTTAATTCGGGATTATAGAATTCTACGGATCCACTATTAATAAAATCGGCTCTGTATAGAGTGAATTTTAGGTCTTCCCACTGACTTGGTTCCCAAGTAGAAGCATTTTGTGATTTAAATAGAGAACCTAGATATGGTTGATTTGATATAAAAGTCTGTGAGAGTATGTCATTTTCACCAACTCTAGAAATATAAACACTATATTTTGTTGAGTTTGATGCAAGTGCGATAGCATATTCTTTTCCACCTTCAACATATACGGGTGCTTTGAATTCGAAAGTTGTTGCGACAGTTCCATCATCCGAAACATTAACATTATTTGGATCTAAAACAATTTCTGAAAAAGGTAAAACATTTTGAGTTGGGAATCCATTCGTCATCGATCTCAGTTGGAAAACAACTGGAATATCCATATCATCTTTTGACCTGAAGAAAACATCGCATTTTGTGAGAAAAACTCCATTTGGGTCATCAACTAAGAATGATTGTGCAAGAGGATCGTACCAATTAATTTGGAAATTAGTTCTTTGTTCCGATATGACTCTCTCACCAACTACGACATCAACACCAAGAGATTCTGAAACATTTCTCTCTTGGAATTCTATTTTTTGTTCAACTCTAGCATTTCTAACAGAAATTATATTTTCCTGAACTGTTTCTAAAGTTCCTGAAGAAGAATAAGATTCTTCTGCAATAGTTGTGGCAAGATTTTGATCATTTTCTTCGCTGTTTATAAGTGTAAAAGTTTTTGTTCCTGCTTCAAATCTTGGGAAATTGAGATTATTTGGATTTGGCAAGAAGAAACTACCAATCAAAGTTGCTGATAAATCAGTAACTAATCTAACATTTTGTATTACAGCTTGAGCACCACTAGTCTCTCCAGTAATAACCATTCCTTGCTCAACCCAACCAAAGTAATCTCCTTGAGGTTGATTTGATAATGAGAATGTATCAACATTTAGAATATTTGATGTAGATGAATAGTCTGCCGATAGTGGTTGGTTTGTATAAGGATTTTCTGGATAGACTATTGTTGGTGCATCATAAGGACCTTCTCTATGATTTGATTGAGATACTCTAAATCTTATGTTCGGGGAAGTTGGTAAAAACCTTCTCTCATTTAGACCGGTGTTTATCATTCTTCCGACCACAGTTTCTCCAACCTGGAAGGTTCCAGATGTCATCGATATTTCTAATAATTTGGGAACACAATACTTAGTAACATTAACTCCATCAAAAAATGCATAAATTTCTGTAAGCGGCTTTAGTCTCTTAGAAACGAACTGTATGTTTCTCGATCTCATAAAGGGAACAACATCTCTACTTACAACTCTATCACCAACTGAGGTTTCGTCGAACTGCTCAGATACTACTGTTCTCAATCCATTTCTTGTTTGTACACCTGTTCTTGATTCTGTTCTAAGTGTTTCTTCTACAACTGCGGTGATATTTTGACCCTGAGTTACACCAGGTCCAATACCACGACCAATCCAAGTAACCCATGGCATACTTCCACCTGCCATATGACCCGAGCCAGTTACAGTATTGGAACGTACTGTTCTTGTTCTTGTAGATTCGACCAGTTCATGCCCAGTCCAATTTGTTTGCCAAGAATCCCATACAATTGGTGCAAATCCTGTTTGCGGGTCAACCTTAAATTCTTCAACAGCATTTGCCATCGTTTCTGCATAATTTCCCTCAGTTTGAATTATCTTTGGTTCTAATCTAGTAGTATCAATCCAAGTATCGGAAGAAGGAGTTAATTCTAAAGTTCCATTCCAAAAACTAACTAAAAATGGAGTGACACTTTCTGTACGTGTTGCAAAACTTTGCTTCAACCATTCAACTTCCGCATAATCAAGCGTTATAACATCATTCTGCTTCCTAACGTTTACTCCTTCAATCTGATTAAAATTCAAATCTTGATTGTTAGTTGCTACAACAGGACCAAAAATTAAATCTACCGAGTTTGTATAATGCCTTGGTCTTAATTCTTTATTTTTTCTATCAATACTATTTTTGATTGGAAGTCTTTCTTCTTGTGGAGTGAAAGAGTTAAAGTCATCGACAAAAAATCCAGATTTAAAACGATTTAGACCCTGAGAATCTGGTACAAATAAATTTGCTGTGTTTGTTTCTAATAGAGATAGAGATGTATAATATTCTAGATTTCTAATTCTATCTTCAAGTTTTTTAATATCAACCATTCGATATCTCTTATAATCAAGAGATTTAATATATGCGTATGATGTGTTATACAAATATGGTGGGATATTTATAGTAGCAATTTCAATAGCATCATCTACGTTAACTGGTAACTGTGGATTTTCTGCAGGTTCTCCAAATTTTGTTATAAACGTTCCATCTTTTGATAGGAAAATCCTATCTATTCTTCCAAGATAGAAAGAAAATGTAGTTAATATATCTTCATCTGACGCTAAAATATTAGCTGCAGAATTTCCAGAAGCATTAAAAGTTCTTCCGTAAAATTCTAGTGGCGATCTTGAATTTTCTGACGTTACATAATCGGAAACTCTGGGTCTTATATCAATAATATCAGTAACGGAAGATGATCTTATTTTTCTAATATCATTTTTATAATCAAATGTTCGATAAGAATCTACTGTTGTAATGTCTCCATCATCCGAACTATCGTAGTATGAAGACTCAAAATATATTTTTAATTTCTTTGATGGCTCATCCGAACCATTCTTTCTAATTATTGTCCCAAAATCATAAAAAGTATTTTCTTGTCCTGTACCATACTTATAGTTTGCAGAAATATTAAAACTTTCTGTATCTAAAGACGTAATAGTTCCAGTAATATTTGTTTCATTTGATATAATATTTTCTCCTTCAATAAATTTATTTTCATTTAAGTATATGAATGATATTTGAGAATCTGTTAACTTTTCAGCAACTATTGCAACAGAATCACTAGTTTGTCCTATTATTTTTTCGCCTATAATAAATTCGGAAGTAGTTGTTGAGGCACTATTCAAAGAAGAAAGAACCATTCTTGGTGCGGATGGGTCTGAAGTATCTGCCGATTCATAAACACCATGAATTCTGATTACATCTGGAGTATTTAATGATATAGTTTCATCCTGAACTCTAGTTCCGTATGGATAATTTCCATATGTTAAACCATCATTAAAAGTTGTGGCACCAATTCCGGATCCTTGATACTTGGATTTATCAATCAAAATAGAATTGACTCTATTTTTTATTTTTTTCTTTGATTTTGGTTTAAATTTTCTTACAGTTGTTACCAGTCTAGATCCAGTATCGTTATTTCCGAGACCATATATCTGAAGAGATTTACCTCCATCAAAAAATGCAAACTTATCGGAAGTAAGTTCTTCAAAAGTTCCATCAGATCTTGATAATGTATATCTTTCTGGGTCAAATGCTAAAAATGTCTCATTATCACCCAAATCTACTGTGGTAGATAATTGATTTGATGAAATATTGACAGTAAATGCCTTTCTAATAGTAAGAGAAGCGTCAGTAAGGTCAATTGATGCTATATTTTGTCTAGGTAGATCTGTATAAAGAGAAGTATCTGAAGCAGATCTCAGTTCTGTTTTTAAAATCTTAAGGTCAAAAACTTCTAAAGTTGATGCTGGTAAAGTTCCATTTGCAATTCCAGAAACATTTGTCACTCCCTCAACAGTTATTGTTGTTGAACCAACACTAACTACCTTAGCATAAATTGGATCAGTTATTGAAGTATCACTATATTCAATTAGGTCATTTCTTTTTACAATAGTTCCTGGAAATAATTGATTTGGGCTTGTTATAGTACTTATTCCGCCAGAAATTGCACTAATAGTTGCAATTCCGACATAAAATGAATCTGATTGGATAATATCTGCAGTAAAAGTTGTTCCTGCGGATACTGTCCCCCCTATGGACTTTATATTAGAGAATGAATATTCTGTTACAGCTATAGCTATTCTACCATTGTCAATTCCATCAAAAATTAGAGATTCATTTGGTACAAAATTGCCACTAGTTTCGTATACAGTTAGTGCTGTTCCTGCAGAAACAGAATCTTTCAAGAATGCTGTTGCTCCACTATTAGCTCCTCTTATAAAAGTTGGAGTTGATAGTGTTATTGGTTGATTTAATGTGATATCAGTTACTAATTGAACATCATATAGAGAAATATCCCATGCATTTAAGTTTTCATTAGATACTTCATATGATCCAGATTCTAATCTGTAATCATATACTCTAGCAAGTCCAATTTCTTTACCAGGAAAAGAATCTTGATCTGAACCAACTCTAGAATTTCTTAGACTTAAAATAAAAGTGTTTCCAATTCCTATTACAGGAGCTCCATGCGATCTATTTGTTCTTAACGTTGCTCCCGTATTGTAAATAATTGATTGATTCTCTAAAGTTTTTGTTGTTCTTGGTTTTGGTGCATTTAGGAATGTTGGTGAAAGTGTTTCTATTTCATATCCTCTAACAAAAGCTTTTCCTGGACTAATTTTATATAGTGCTAGGTCATCTGATGCAACTGAACCAGTGTAAGTTACTTGTCCTTCATTAAAAATACCTCTATTTCCTATTCTATCATTTAGAGATTCTACAAGAGAAACATCAAATGGTCTTACATAATAGTCTCCAGATTCATCATAAGTTCTTCTTGCAAGAGTATCTCTTATTTCAAGGTATCCGGGTCCACCACCAAAATCTCCTCTGTTCTGTTGAGTTCTTATTACTCCGTTATTTACAGTAGCAAGCTCAATAAAATTACTGTCATCAAAATCATCTAGGGATTTTTTAAATAGTCTCGTTGTAATTTTAAGTCTATCTGCTCCTGGTGCTGAATAGTTGTTAAATCCTTGAGAGTTGTCATTTAACGATTCATCTAAATCAGCAGTAACAATCTCTTCTGTTACATATAATCCAATTCTATAACTTGGATTATTGTCATATTGGTCTAGAACTAAAGTCTCAGTTGCAACATTTACAAAATTTCCTCTTATAAAGTAAATGCCATCTTGAATCTGGAATGATGACCCAACTGCAGCTGCATTAGTATCAATAGTTGTAGCAACTGGAGAACCTGCAGAAATTGAAGTATTTCCAAGAAGACCGGAAGTAATAGTTGTATTGCATGTTATATCTTCTCCATCAAAAAAAGTTTGAGAAGAATTGTCGGATGTGCTAGAATTTAAATAGTTAATATAAAGTGTTAAATTTCCCCTTTCAGAGTCATCTGAAAGTAAAACATTATCAACATAAGCTGTCACTCCTGATGTTTGACCGGTTATCTTTGTTCCAACCAATTGGTCAACATAAGCTTCTACCGGTACTCCTTGAAAATTATTTTGTAGTTGAATACAAAAATAATTTTGACTATAACCAGTATTTCCCGGAATTACCTTAGCACCTTCCTTAAAAAAGTGTTGCCCAAACTTTTCAATTTGGTTTTGTAATATTGATTGTAAAGTTGTTAATTCTCTCGCTTGAACAGGATATCCTGGTTTAAATAAGACTTTGTGATAATCTTTAGATGCATCAAAGTCATCAAAGTATGGAGCTACGTTGAGGTTAGTTTGCTGAGGCATAATTCTTTAGAACTGCAAAATGACTTTAATATCTTCTTTTTGGTTGGATGACCTTGTTATTGAAGGTCTGTTATCGACATAAATGATATTTCCTGAGTATTTTTTTACTTCAGGTTCAGCTATACCATTTGTGAAATCCTGTCCAAGGTAATATGTTCTATTATTTATTACAGTAGATACACCAGTAAAAGATGTATCTATTCCCAATGAACCACCACTAAGACCAATAGAATTTGTTTGGTTTATTGTCAAACTTCCGCCATTTCCTGGAGAACTTGTAAACTCGACATAATTGAATCCATAAGTTGGTGATGTTTGAGCAACACCTGCCAAACTAAACCCATGATTTCTTCTATCTTGCCAGTATTTCAATACCCCTGTAGTTTGATTATAACTGACAACTCTACCAACAGCAGTTACACCAGTTGAAACTGTTTGTGTAATTTCTTCGTCTGCTATAAAAAATGCTGAACTATATCCAATTCCAGTAAGTCTTAATGCTCCAGTAACACTTGCCTTATCTTGAACAAGTAAAGATGATGATGAAAACTGTTGTGGATTTTTGACAATACCAACTCTCGCTATTTGGTTTCCTACAATAAAATCTGGATTCTCATTATCATTTTCAATTCGTGAATATAGGAGCACATTATAAGCGCCAAGATCTCTATAAATGTCTGCGCCATGACCCCCTTGTGGAGAAATAATAACATCAAAAAGTGGTCTAGTTGTTCCTGTAGGAACCCCGCCGGCGACCAAATCGACATTTCCATATGTATATCCAGACCCTTGATTTGAGACCGTTATAGAATCAACTCTAGAATCTGCATCAATAACAATAGTACATTCTGCCCCAGTTCCATCACCCCTAATTGGAACTCTTGTATATGTTGTATTTGCTGTTCCCAGTCCAATTCCACGATTTGTAACCGTAACAATTTTAATGGACCCATCTACCGCATTATCTCTTACTGCTGCATTATCGGTTGAAGTTTCCCAATCAGATGGTACCGGAATAAAATCTGTAGATTCAAATTTTACAATATCACTTGGTTTTATCGTATATAAGTATTTCCATATATATCCATCACCACTAGTACCAGCACTTCTTGGCTCTAAATCAACAAATGTTGGTTCATCTAATGATGGTTTGCCATTTGGATTGTCTGGGTCTGTGCCATTTTGAAGGCAAATGTAAACTCTATAATCACTATTTAAAACATAAAAAGATGATGTGTATAAATTAGTAGCACCAGAAACTTTTGCAGTATTAGATCTGCTGTAATCGTGGCGATACATATCATAAGTTGTTCCGGAAGTCCATAATCTTCTAGGAACTACTAGTCTAACATCTGAAGAATTAATCTTCTTTAGTGCAACCATAGTATCCCAATAGTCATTCTCTTCATCAAAATTATCTTTTGGTGGAGGTGGATTTGTATCCCAATCACTTTGAAAATCTGTTGGATTTGTGAGACCAATAAAAGAATAATAATTGTTGCTGGCATTAAAACCAGCAACAAAATTTTTAGCATTTAATATTCTAATCTGGTCAGTTATAATTGCAGCCATTTTAAGAGGTTTTTATT